AAAGAAACTGCAAGGCTTGGTATCAAGAACGCAAAGAATAAGGTCAAAGGTATCGTAACCATTGATCAGATAAAGGCTGTGGAAGAGCTAGTGGGTGGCACAACAGAAGGCCAGCAACTCATCAACCTAATGCGTGAGAGTAACGAACTCACAGCTCTCCACAAGTCTGGATATGTCGGCGGTGTATCTCAATTCACCGATCTTTTGTCGCCTCTAGGAGCTAACACTGGCTACGACAGAGGTGCAGTCGCCACAGAACGCTTACTACGGCCTCTATTGACAGGCGGTGCAGCTTTCCAGACAGGTGGTGCCTCTTTAGCACTGCAAACTGGTGCAGCCGTGGCTGGTCGGGCTATTGATGCAGTGACAGGCCGAAGAAGCCGTGTCGCTAAGTTCATCAAAGACAACAGAGGCCAAGGCAGCGCAGTCAACTCTATCGACTCTGCCCGTGCGCGAGGTTTAGCTGCTTACAGACGCAAGGAAGAAGAGCGCAGACAAGCTAGACTTAAACGCTTACAAGCACAGAGAGATAGGCAGAGAGAAGACGCAAGAAGAGCTGCTGAGAAACGAGCAGAGGAATTGCGTAAAGAGGCTCTTAATCAACAACTTTGGGAATCAGGTGCAAGAGAAAGACAAGGTTACACAGGTGGCAGTCCACAAGATGTTCTTCTCCGTGCCACAGGTATGGACATACCAAATCTGGTTAAAACTCTAGCTTATATTATCCGCAACAACGCTAATGGAACTTCTGCATTTATAGCTGCCAAAAGCGCAATGCGTAGCTTAAAGAAGGGCGGTGAGATAACGTATCTAAACGAGCTTATTACTCTTGTTAAAGATAGTTATGAAGCAGCAGGTGCAATCCAGCCTAATCCACCAGAGCCGAGAGCATTTGGCGAGTACCAAGAAGGACAACGGCGCAGCCGAGCATACGAAGAAGGTAAACGCCAGAACATTGCAGCAGCCAACGCTCTGATCGAAGCGGTAAAACAAGACGGTAGCTTAGATGCTGTGACAAAAGGTCTTATCCTAGAGAGACTGCAAGAATACGCTAACGGAACTATTGGTAGTGACCCTGTTCGAGCTATCCAGACGGACATGGAAAGTGCAGTCCAAAAGGGTGCAGACATGCAAGCGGTTCAGAAGTACATGGGGCCGTATCTTGATCGGATCATAAAGCAGCAACCCCAGCAAGGCACTGAACAACCCCAGCCGCCTCAACCACCCCAGCCACCCCAGCCACCCCAGCCGCCGCAGCCAGAGACCGAAGTATCTGGAGAGTTAAACAGGGAGCCAACGAAAACATTTACAATTACCCCACGTTTACAAGTGCAAAAACGTATGCGTGAGATTGTTCGTGAAAATGCACAAGACAACCGATATATAAACAAGAACTTTCGGATTTATACGGGTGCAAAAGATGATTTCGGTAATATTAAGTTTGGCACTGGTCTTACAGACGCGGCTGTATCAGCAACAGAAGCATTTTTGCCTATCCTAGATGAAATTGCCGCTAGGTTTAACATTCCAAAACTTCGTGGTTTTAAGACAATAGACAGTAATGCTGGTGCCAACATGGGCGATGGTGTCATGGGAATAAACCCACGGACATTTAACTTTTACACAGATACTTTGGCTGATAAAGTCCTCAATTCTTCTGAGGTAGATCGCAAACTTAAAGAAGCACAGGATGCGCTAAATAAACTATCTGAAGAAAGAACCTCTGCCAGAGAAGCGATAGAAGCTCTATATAATCAGCATAAATCACTCACAAACATGAGGGAAAACTTCCCAGATGCTTATGCTGAGTATTACCGGCTCACCGATAAACTTGATGCTATTCATAACGAAAGACGGGAACATCTAAAAACAAAAGAACGTCTAAATCCTAAAGCAATGGAAGCGAGTAGTTGGAAAATAGGTGATGATCTTAAAGACAGACCTTCTGGTGCGAAAGACTACTTTGACAACCGTTTAGACCGTCTTCACAGTTTACTGCTTCATGAAATGGCGCATCATGTCCATCAAATGTTTGCTCAGAAGCCAGCAACAGGGACTGATTACGCATCTTTACGTTTAGCTGCTATGAAAAAACCAGTGGAGAACTGGTTAGAAAGTAATGTTGGAAGTGTTAAAAATAAGAAGTTTGTTTGGGCAGACCCTGCAATACCTGACCGACAAGCTGGAGAATATGGCCTGACTAACGAACGTGAGTGGTTCGCTGAGAACTTCGCCTTGTATTACATGGACAGGAAAGATTTGGTTGATCCACTCTTTATTAACTTGATAGAATCAATGCTGAAGGGGACGTTTAACAATGACCAAAGCGTTTAGAAAAGCTCTGTCGATTCTTCAAGACAAAGGGCTTGGTATCACAGACTCTGATGTAGAAGAAATTAACCATTTAAGTTATTTCTTCGATGACGATGAAATCATGGAAGATCAGGCATTTCTGTATGAAGTTATAGATCAGATCAGGATAAATCCAGAATCCAAGTTGTCTCCTAATGGGAGCACCTAAGAACCCACGCCTCAAATCGCCTTCTAAAGTAGGCCAAGGTTCCCATCCCCAGAAGGCACCCAAAAACAACTATTTCTCGACACTTATGCAGACCCCAGAGGGTCGAGAGCTAAGACGGCAGTGGTCGCTGAAGAAGCGAAAGAACGCTGGTCGTCCTAAAGGTACGCCTGATGGTCTTCGGAAAGAGCAAGCCGACACCATGAGGGCTGAGATTAAAAAGGAAGCAGTAAAGGTAGTAGAGATTATGTCAGAGAAGTTCGGAGTAGAAGACGAGTACGCAAAGGAAGCTCTAGGCACAGCCGTAGAGGTCATGCGTATGCAAGGCGAAACCCGTGAGCGTCTATCAGCCGCAAGGTTGATCTTAGACTTCACCAAGCAGAAGCCAGTAGCAAAGTCAGAAGTAGCTGTAGCAAAAGCAGAAGACTTCTTAGCCTCACTTCTGACAGAAGAAGACGATGGACCCAAAGCTAGTAGCGGTTCGTAAGCGTCTACTATCTGAGTTTCCTTTTTACGCGAGTTCTGCGCTATCCATCAGAACAAAAGCTGGCGAGATTGCTCCTCTTAAACTCAACCCAGCGCAGCAAATCCTAGATGAAGCTGTAACCAAACAACTTAAATCTGAAGGTAAGATCAGGATCATTATTCTGAAAGCGAGGCAGCAAGGTCTTAGCACCTACACGGGCGGCTACCTCTATTACTCAGTGTCACAACAGAAAGCCCGAAAAGCGTTAGTTATTACGCACCATGCCGACAGTACGAGGGCTTTGTTCGATATGACAAAGCGTTACCATGAACACTGTCCCCCGATACTGAAACCTCACACTAAATACAGTAGTAGAAGGGAATTATCCTTTGATGTACTTGATTCCAGTTATGTCGTTGCAACAGCAGGTGGAGACTCAGTTGGTAGAGGAGAAACGCTTACTCACGTTCATGCCTCGGAGCTTGCGTTCTGGCCTAAGTCAAATGCTCAAGACATCTGGAATGGTCTCACACAGGCTGTCCCGAATACTGCTGGAACTGCTATATTTATCGAGAGCACGGCAAACGGTGTAACAGGCACCTATTATGATCTTTGGAAAGGCGCAGTAGAAGGGACAAACGGCTACGTTCCTGTGTTTATACCTTGGTATGTTGATCCAACATATGTAGAGGATGTTCCAAAGAACTTTAAGCGAACCCCAGAAGAACGGGAGATGGTCAAGAAGTATAAGCTAACAAATGGGCAGCTTATGTTTCGTAGACGCAAAGTCGCTCAAAACGGGATCGACCTGTGGAATCAAGAATACCCAGCAGAGCCAGAGATGGCTTTCCTAACCACGGGTCGTCCTGTGTTTAATCCAGAACAGCTCCAACAATGTCTCAAAGACGCTAACGATGTCGAAGATAGACTAGCCCTCGAAGGTGATGAGTTTGTCCCTAACATCAGAGGTGAGCTGACCACTTATCGAAAGCATGACGCAGGGGAGACAGGCTATGTCTTGGGGGCAGACGTTGCAATGGGTGTCCGTAATGGAGACTGGTCGGTTGCACAAATCCTCGACTCTAAGAAAAGGCAAGTCGCCACATGGAGAGGACAAGTTCACCCCGATTACTTCGCAGAGGTACTCAAAGCCCTCGGTGAGTTCTACAACGAAGCGTTCATCATAGTAGAAAACAACAGTCACGGTATCCTGACTTGCACAAGGCTAGGAAAAGACTTTGCCTATCCTAACTTCTACACAGAAGTGCAGGTAGACAAGCTCACAGACAGAGAGACTGTCAAGCTAGGCTTCACAACAACCTCAAAGACTAAACCTCTGATCATAGATCAGCTTCGGGCTGCACTGCGCGAGGATGAGCTTGAGCTGAACGACAAGACAACCATAAGAGAGCTTATGACCTACATCGTTACTGAGAACGGTGCGATGGAAGCTGAACCCTCTTGCTTCGATGACTGTGTAATGGCCTTGGCCTTGGCAAACCACGTTCATGAAGGAGCTTGGGAACCTGTGGAGATACCTAATGAACTTTACTTGGAAATGGTATAGCAAATGGCAAAAGTAGAAGAATACGAAAAGCTAGAAGATGATGATATTGTCACCATTCTGGACACTGAGATACGACAGTCCATTGGTGCTAATGACAGCGATCTAGCAAGAGAGCGTAAGAAAGTCACCGACTACTATAACGCTACTCTACCAAAGCCAGCTCATGATGGTAACTCTAAGTATGTCTCTCAGGATGTCTACGACACTGTGGAGTCTATGAAGGCTGCGCTGCTAGAGACATTCTCAAGCGGCAATAAGATCGTGAAGTTCGCACCGCAAGGACCAGAGGACGTACAGCTTGCAGCAGTATGTTCTGCCTACACTGATTACGTCTTGTTCAGACAGAACGATGGCTTTGGCCTGTTTAGGTCAGTGATCCACGATGGTCTTGTTGCTAGGGCTGGTATAGCCAAAGTCTTCTGGCAAGAGAGCACCGAAGATGATCTTTCAGAGTTCGAGGGCTTGACCCAAAGCGAACTGGACATGGTTCTAGCTGAAGATGATGTGGAGCTTGTCGATAGTACAGAAGATGAGAACGGTTTACTCAACGGCGTAGTGTCTACACCAAAGGACACCAGCCAAGTCGTTGTAGAAGCTATCCCACCAGAAGAGTTCTTGATCGAAAGCCAAGCTGTCAGCCTAGAGAAAGCTAACTTCATGGCTCACAGGACACGCAAGACGCTCTCAGAGCTTCGAGAGATGGGCTTTAGCGAGGAAAAGCTAGATCGCATAGGCAGCTCACACGAAGATGTAGAGCTAGAGACTGATGCAGAGATACTAGCCCGTTTTGAAGACATCGGAGCTGACAGAGGCCAGAGCACCAGCAAAGGCTACCAAGATCAAGTCCGTACCATCATGGTTTATGAGGCTTACATTAACCTCGACATCGAAGGCACAGGTATCGCCAAGCTACACCGCATCCTAAAGGCTGGCGCAGTGATCCTAGAGATCGAAGAAGCACCACGCATACCTTTTGTGTGCTTCACGCCATTGCCTATTCCTCATGCTTTCTATGGCAGTAACTTTGCTGAAAAGCTGGTAGCTACACAGAACGCTAGGACTATCTTAACACGGTCAATCCTCGATCACTCGATGATCACTAACAACCCACGTTATATGGTTGTCAAAGGTGGCCTGACTAACCCGCGTGAGCTTATCGACAACCGTGTAGGCGGTATTGTTAATGTGAGTAGGGTCGATGCTATCAGCCCAATGCCGCAAGCATCACTGAACCCGTTTGTATTCCAGACACTACAGCTTCTCGATGAGGACAAGGAAGACAACTCAGGTGTCAGTAGACTCAGCCAAGGGTTAAACAAGGATGCTATAAGCCACCAAAATAGTGCTGCTATGGTTGAGCAGCTTGCTACCATGTCGCAGCAGCGGCAGAAGATAATCGCACGGAACTTCGCTAATCAGTTTGTGAAGCCTTTGTTCCACATGATCTACATGCTTGTGGTCGAGAATGAAGAACAACAGAAGATCGTAGACTTGTCTGGCGAGTATGTGCAGGTGAACCCATCTGTATGGGACAGCAAGCGTGATGTTATGGTGCAGCTTCACCTCGGATACGGCGAGCAAGAAGCAGAGAGCCAGAAGCATCTAGCTATGCACCAGATGTTCTCACAAGACCCGATCCTACAGCCTATGTATCAACAGCAGAACGCATATGCTCTGGTAAAGGACGTAATGGAGAAGGCGGGTATCTTGAATGTCAGTGATTACCTGACACCACCAGATCAGTTACCGCCACCACAGCCTGACCCTGCTGCTGAAATGCAGATGCAGATGGCACAGAAACAACTTGAACTATCAGAGCGTCAGACTGCTGTAGCCGAAGCAAAGGCACAGGTAGACGCACAGGTAGCCAAGATGAAGATTGAGCTTGAGCAAATGAAAGCTGAAGCCCAACACGCTCTACAGAGCGACAACCAAGACCTCAAAGAACAGCAGTTCAAGTTCAAGCAGTTCATTGACAGTAATGAGCTAGAGATACTTCGCACTGCCGAAGACTTGAGGGGCATAGCATCCCCAACGGGATAAGGAGAGCCAAGTGAATGAAGAAGAGCAAATGATAGTAAAGGGAGAGGCTGCTGAAGTGCTACTAGGCACCGAGGCTTTCACGAACACTATCGACCAAATGGTACAAGGCACGTTTCAGACTTTTATGAACTCTAAGCCAGAGCATACAGAAGGCAGGGAACGTGCTTACAGCCACTACAGAGCCTTAGTAGATATCGTTTCGACCTTGCGGGAGCAAGTATCAGTAAAAGACGAAATCATCACTAAGAACGCAGAACGCAACAACAGCAAAGAGGTTGAATAAGCACCATGTCAAACGTGCAAGAAAGCAACAACTTGAATGAGGGATTTCCCCTCGACCCCGAAGAAGCCATCCTAGCTAAGTGGGAGGACGCTGAAAAGCCATCCGAAGATGAAGCAGAGGCACCTCAAGATGATCCAGAAGAGACTACGGACATTGTTGAGGAAGAAGAGATTACCGAAACTGACGAACCCGATGAGGAAGAAGAAGACCCTGATGAGGATGAAGCCGATGATGACAACACTGAAGAAGATGAGTCAGATGACGAAGATGCAGTTGAAGAAACTGTCCTGTCTGATGACACTGAAATCGAGGTTGTCGTATCAGGCGAAACCCAGAAGGTATCTTTGGCTGATCTTAAACGGCTTGCAGGACAAGAGGCTAGTCTTACTCAAAAGTCTCAGCTCGTTGCTTCCCAGCGCAAAGACGCTGATGCAGCTATCGAAAAGAACCATCTTGTGTTTCAAAAGATGTTGGAAAAAGCTCAAGAACGCTACAAGCCTTATGGTGAAGTGGATATGCTTGTTGCCAGCAAAACTATGGAAACAGAAGACTTCGCACAACTCAGAAAAGAAGCCCAAGAAGCCTTCAACGACTTGAAGTT